AATAATTCCGATAAATGATACGTTCGTTGTAGGAAATACGCTCATGCGATTCCCGCACGACACTTTTTATGGAATTGATTACAAGGAACTGTCTAATTGCCGCTGTACAGTGCGGTACATTTAAAAATTAAATATTTTTAGAAATTAAGCACTCAGAGAAATCTGGGTTCTTTTATTTTGCGCTAGGGACAGCGCAATAAAAGTTTCGCAAAACGATAGGGAAATCGGAAATCGCAAATCAAAAACATTGTGAGGGAACACATTAAAACGCAGAAAGAGGTAAGAAGAATGAGTAAAGAAAGCAGAAAAATCCCAATGAATCTACAGTTTTTTGCAGAGCCGGGAGAGCCGGACGGACAGCAGACACCGACAGCAGAAGACGGAAAAGAGCCTACTGTTCAGGAGCTTATGGTAGAACTCGCCAAGTTGAAAAAGGCGCAGGAGCGCGCTGCAAGCGAAGCGGCAGAGTACAAGAAAAAGTACAACGCAAAGCTGTCTGAGAAAGAAAGAGTAGACGCAGAAAAGGCAGAGCGGGAAGCAGAAAGAGAAGAACAATTCCAGCAGCTTTTGAGGGAAAACAAAATCAACAAACTGGAAAAGTATTACCTTGGAGAACTTAAATACACGCCGGACGAAGCAAGCCAGATGGCGATCGCAGAGGTTGATGACGATTTTGACGCAAAACTGAAAATTCAGCTTGCTGTAGACAAGAGGAAAAAGAAGGAGTATGAAGCGGAATTTATTAAATCAAGACCGCAGATGAATGCCGGAACGGGTGACGGAAAGGTTGTTACATTAGAACAGTTCACAAAGATGGGGGTAGCGGACAGGGTTAAACTCAAACGCTCCGACCCAGACGGATATGAAAGATTAAGAAAGGCAGAACAGGGAGGAAAATAAAATATGGCATTACCAGCAGGAGTTACAGGAATTGCAGATTTGTTCGACCCAGAGGTGGTCGGAGACCTTATTAACAAGAAACTGATTGACGAAATTAGGTTTACGCCGCTTGCACTTGTAGATGATACGCTTGAAGGGCAGCCGGGGAGCAAGGTCAAACTTCCGTCATTTAATTATGTAGGAAGCGCAGAGAAGGTAGCAGAAGATGAAGACCTGCCAATCAAGAAATTAACGCAGACCGAAGAAGAAGTTGAAATCATGGAGTATGGTCTTGGAATTGAGATTACAGACAGAGGGGCTGTTATGGGATTTGGAGATCCTCTCGATGAAGCCGCAAGGCAGATTACGATTGCCGTTGCGGACGGGGTAGAGAGCAGCATAATTGACGCAGCAAGCACAACAGCTTCTTTGGTCGGAACATCTACGGCAACAAAGGTTACAGACAGGATTGCAGAGGATCTGGAACTTTTCGGGGAGGAAATCGACGGAGAAAAAGTTCTTGTGGTTCCCCCAAAAGTGCATACAGCATTAAGAAAATCATCTGACTGGATTCCAAATACACAGATGGGCGCAGACATCATTGTAAAGGGAACGGTAGGGATGATTTACGGATGCCAGATTGTTACGTCCAACAGGCTGAAAACAAAGAATGAGGGATTTATCATCAAGCCAGGTGCACTGGCTATCATTTCAAAGAGAAATACGCTTGTAGAGTTTGACAGGGATATTCTTGGAAGAAAAACCCTGATTACAGGCTCCAAAATGTTTGCCCCATATGTTTACGACAAAAGCAAGTTAATAAAGATTAGTTTTGGTGGCGGAAGTACGGGGGCATAGGAGGGTTCGCTATGGGAATGATTTACCACAAAAAAAGAATGTGGAAAAAACTGAGTGAAAAAGAGGGTTCAGAACCGAAAAATCAAAATATGGATTACTGGGAAACAGAACGAGAAAAAGAAGAAACAAATTACAACGAACAGATGAATTATACAAAAACAGACATCAATAAAATGCCAACATCTCAGCTTCAAAGACTTGCAGCAGAATCGGGCATAGAGGATGCAGAGCAGAAAAACGGAGGGGAATTAAAGAAGCTGCTGATTGAAAAATTTTCTTTGTAAGGCGGTGAAAATATGATTGATAAAAACGGAAATGAGAAAAAATACAGAAAAATTGATTGGGGAGAAGGGCCGAAAACAAAGACAGATATAGGAGCGAACCCAACATGCGTTATTGACTGTGAGATACAAGAGAGAGACGACGGGAGAGTGGTTCTGTGCTGACATTGGAAAGCGATATACTGGAAGATTTGACGGCTGAATTATCGGAAACAGATAAGAAGTTCAAACAGTCCATCATGATTCTGAAAATCAAAAATGCAATAAGAGAAGTGAAGCGGGCAAGGAATTACCCGAAACACTATACAGAAAGCGCAATCGTGGAAGATTTGGAAAACTACTATTCCAACATCCGAAGCATTGCGCTTTTTGATTACAACATGATAGGTGCAGAGGGGCAGTCGTCGTCATCCGAAAATGGAACATCGAGGAATTTCATAGACCGGGATAAGCTGTTTAGCGGCATTATCCCGTTGTCGAGAACAGGGAGGTAAAATTTGAAGTATATTAATTATGACGTAAAAAGCATGGCAATCAGTCCATCGCAAGGAGAAAAGGCAAAGCTTATCAGCGGCGCAGTTAACTACTTTGGTGTGTATTTCAATTTTGACGATGAGTTTGCTGCAATCCCTGGGGGAAAGGCAGTTGAGTTTTACAAAAACAAGCAGACAAGACGGGTTGACCTTGTAGAAAACCAGTGTGCCATTCCAAATGAACTGCTGACTGATAACAAAAATTTTGAAATGCGAGTTATCAGCGGCAATACAATCGGCACAACGTGGGCAAGCGTGGCGATTACAGAAAGCGGAGTCATCATGCCAGAGGAACCGGAAGAAGAAGCGCCGTCCGGCATGGAATATGTCAAGACCGTAAGTGGCGACGAAGCGGTTCCTTATTTAAGAGAGGCTTCCAACGGTCTGGAATACTCAAAAGACGGAGTAGATTGGAATAGCGGACTGGACGGCGTTCCAGAAGTTCCGGCGACTCCAAAGGGGGCAATATTCGGAAGGGCAAATAAGGACTGGGTGCGCATCGACAAGATGATTGATGAACTAAAAGAACAGGTTTCCAATCTGACAGGCTCAAACGCAATCGTCGAGGTAAAAGTTGATGGGGTGGCACTTACTCCGGTTGACGGTTCGGTTGACATTGATTTGTCTGCATACGCAAAGACGGCAGACGTTACAAGCGAATACGCCACAAAGACGGAGGTTGCAGATTTACAGACCCTAACCGGAGCGGCAACCGGGCTGACAGACCTTGATTATTCCGAAACGGACACGACAAATATCGTGACAAAAATCAATGAGATTGCTGCGTTGCTACGGGCAAGAGGCATAGCGACAGAATAAAATAGAAATAGTCAGCCGATTGTGCGTACCGTCACGTTGCGAAGCGGCGGGGCGTTGCAGGGCATCCGTCATCAGGCGGTGGAGGGCAGACGGATAAAAGAAACGGAAGGGATTGATAAGTTATGACATTACCAATCGTTATCAGCCTTATTGGCTTGTGCGTAAGCGCTTTGTCGGTGGGTGCTGCTATTTATTTCAGCTCAAAAAACAGCCGGCACACAGACATAAAAGACATCGAGCGCCAGGTTGCGGAACGTACAGAAGTAAACTTGAAGCTCGATACTATAAATCAGAACACACAGGAAATCCGGTATGACGTATCAGCGGTGAAAAAGGACGTGCAGAAACACACAGAAAAAATAATCGAACTGGAACAGTCCGCGCGTTCGGCGCACCACCGACTGGACGGACTTGAAGACCGTCTAAATGCAAGGGAGGTGCAGGAATGATGGATGATAGATTTGTCAGATGGATAAAAGCGGCGGGAATCAGGGCCGGAAAAACAGCATCACAGGTAGCCTTGTCTATGATTACGGTAGGTCAAGCGGTTATGGACGTGAACTGGGTAAATGTATTGTCGGTATCTGCGGTTGCGGCGGTTATTTCTATTCTGACAAGTGTTGCAGGACTGCCAGAGGTTAAGGAGGAATAGCTTTGTCAAAAGAAACTCAATTTGATTTTGCTTCATGGGAGCCACCAAGAGACTATTTGTACATAGAAGAAAAACAATCCCCAAAAGGACTTAGAGATATAATTGTTGAGGAAGTTGATATCTTAAAAACAACAGAGAAGCTTAGTGAAAGAGTTAGAAAAGAAGCAATTAAAGGAATGACCGAAGAACAAATTTTATCTTACGACCTTGGGGCAAATAATACATTGAACTGCTTAAAATCATTAATTTTCAATGAAGCAAGAAAAGAAGAAAACCTCTTAATTTATCAGAAGAACGGAAAGAGCCGGAACGTTCGCAGATACAGAAAACTTTCTGATGTTCTGAAAGAAGCGGACAACGAGGCGGTGGTCGATTGAGAACCCTCCTAAAAAACAAGCAATCCATGAAATACGCCCTCCAAATCGGAGAAGTGCCAATCTACAACCGTGATGAAAACGGCGAAATCATATACGAGTACTACGAGGACAGCGACGGGAATATCATCTATTACCTTGATGAAAACGGAAATAAAATACCGTCTGAAACAGGGGAATATGAGATAGGCTATAGCGAGCCTGTCTATTTTTTATCCAGTTTAGCAATGAGCGGTGGAGAGGCAGAGGCGCAGGAATTTGGATTGTCAACCTCTGACTATAACGCCACTCTGCTATGTCAAAAAGGTGATTATCCAATCGTTGAGGGTAGCCTTATTTGGACGAAAAGCGAGGTAGGGTACAAAGATACCAACAATGAGATTATCGACCCTATATCGGCAGATTATGAGGTCATAAAGGTATCTGAAAGCCTTAATTTTGTGAAGTATGTGTTAAAGGCAGTAGTAAAATAAATTAGACAGATAGAAAGGAAGATAGAAAGATGATTTTACAGTATGAAATGAACGGAAAAGAAATATATAGAGAGGCGGAGCAAATTGCTTTTTCAGAGATTGTCGCAGTTGGGAAACAATTTGATGACGTATATTCTGTACTTGACTTTGCAAAAGAACAGATAAAATACACGCCAGACACCATAGAAATTTGTTCTCCGTCTTTGGATGATAAAGATAGGATAAAAGAAATGAAAACCGTAAAAATGGTTGTATTGAGCAATGGACCTAAAAAGAAAGATAATGAAACTCTTTTGTTTGACGAGCAGTCAGAATCCTATTTGCTTAACAACAATGGAAAAACACTGAAAAAGTTTTAAGGCGGTAGCGCATGGAAAAGAAAACAGTAAATATTCTTGGAGCAGAATATACGATTGAAACAGATGAAGAAATCCTAAAAGATGGCGCAGACGGCATCTGCCATCCATACTCCAATCGGATAAGGATAAGACCAAAAGAGAATATGCTTGGTGACGGAGATACAAAAGAAGAAAAAGACCGGTGTTATAAGGAAACGCTTTCTCACGAATGTATTCATGCGTATTTTAGGGAAAGTGGACTGTACAGCTACATGAAAGACGAGGTTCTCGTAGATTGGATTGCAACGCAATTTCCGAAAATGGCTAAGACTTTTTGGGAATTGGATATTTTGTAGGAGGATATATGGAAACCATTAAACACATTACGGCAGAAGTCGGGGAAGAATGCAAGGTAGATGTTGAAATGCTTCATGAAACGCTTACAAAACTTCCAGCTAAAATGTACTTTGAACTGTACAGAAAGATGTATGAAAAAATATATGGGCTGCCGCCGTTTATGGGATTTAACGGGGGATGCTGCGGGATGATTGGAGAAATACAAGAGGATAATGCAAAGCATTATAAAGAACAGCCGAAAATATCGAAATCATATGCGGTTGGATGAGAGGATAAGGATATGAGTCCAGAAGAATTTTATGAAAAAATGTTACAATTAAAAAATGATTTTGGAGATAACGAAGAAATGGTTCATATAAAAATGGACGACCTTTTATGCAAAGTGTTATCAGCACTTGGATATAGCGACGGGGTTGAGGTTTTTAACGAAACGGGAAAGTGGTTTTCGTAATAGAGATATTGCGCGCTTTATAGGAGGAACGGCATGGAAGTTAAAAAATTCAATAAAATTGAAATCGTGTCAAATGGGGAGGGGACAAATGTGTTTATTGACGGAGAAAAAGTTGACTTGGAAGACGTAACAGAGCTTACACTTGGAATTGCAAAAGACACAGACGGGAAATTTTCGCACATTGAACTTTTGGCAAAGAGAAGACTGTGTTTTTTAATCACGAAAAAAAGAAAATAACAAATGGCAAAGAAAATACTTAAAGCCAATCTATCGGTTTCATCAATCCGCCAGCTACAACAAGACCTCGAGAAATACAAAACAGACATAGAGCGAAAATGCAATCTGTTTGCGGAACGCCTGGCGCAAGAGGGTGTAAGCATAGCAAAAATGAATATCGGAGTATATGACGCAATATACACCGGAGAGCTTCTTGCGAGCATTAATTATGAACAGGGCGGGGTCATACAGCATGGTTCCAAGTGGGTTGTATACACAAACTGCCCGTGGGCCCTATTTGTAGAATTTGGAACTGGAATTGTAGGTGAACAAAATCAGCACCCAGTCACATCAATTATCGGATGGAAATACGACGTAAACGACCACGGCGAAAAGGGATGGTTTTATTTTAGGGACGGAGAATGGCACTGGACAAAAGGAATGCCAAGTCGTCCGTTTTTTTATGAAACCGGAATGGAACTGAGACAAAATATCGTGCGGATTGCAAGGGAGGTTTTCGGGACGTGAGGGGTAAGGAATCTCTTTTTTTAGTTTAAAAAATAAATCATCAGGAGGTATGAATTTATGTTAGTAGAAATCATTGGAAAAAGAAACGAAGAAAGGCTTATCACTACAAGTCTTAAAATTGCTGAAAAGTTCGGCAAGGAACACGCCCATGTCCTCAGAGATATTCGGGATATGGAATGTAGCGATGCGTTTAGAGAATCCAATTTTGGATTGTCCTCTTATAAGTCCACACAAGGAAAAGCATTGCCAATGTACGAAGTGACAAGGGATGGGTTCACCTTGTTGGCTATGGGATATACCGGAAAAGAAGCAATGAAGTTCAAAGAGGACTACATCAACGCGTTTAACGCAATGGAAAATGAATTAAAACGCATTTACACCGAGCGTCAACAATGGAAGATAGAGCGTGACAAAGGCGTTGTTATTCGTCACATCCTCACAGACACAATCAAGATGAAGATTGCAGACAGCCCACACAAGCGGTTTGCATATCCAAATTATACAAATCTGATTTACCGAACTTTGTTTGGAAAAACCGCAAAAGAACTTGAACAGGAATGTGGCGTAAAGGCAAGAGAAAATTTAAGGGATTATTTTACCGGAAATGCCTTGGAACAGGTACAGAGCATGGAAATGCTGGTTTCAAGCCTTATCGGGTGTGGTTGGGGATATGAAAAAATAAAAGAACTTATTTCAGATGTAGATGGATTTCATAAAAAACCAGAATTAAGAGAAATTTTACAACAAATTTTAATTATCTGTGAAGACAACATAAGCATAAAAAATGAACCATCTACCAGCGACCAAGCTAAGAATAGATAGTTCATAAAAATATTTATATAAATACTTTCTATTTACATTTTAACATAGAAAGTTAGAAAGGACAAGAAAATGGATAGAATTTTTTATAATATGAATGGAAATTCCTATTACATTTTGTTTGGAGGAAAAGGCAAAAG